TATCTTGACAGATACAAGTCTTCCTCTGGCTCNAGTATCTACCTTATCAGTTGTTGACGTAACTGTAAAGGGTCCAAGTGGAGAACTTACAGCCACATCATCTGGATATGCACTGACTAATAATGTTACTTTGGCATTACCTGTTTGATATTTAAAATCAGGGATAAATCGTCTAACAGCCATAAAAAACTCACCATCTCCTCTGTAATCTGCAACACCAGTTTGTTGACCTAACGCGCTACGTCTAGATGTTATGTCCCAATCNCCTGATCTAATAAATGCAGGGATAGCTGTCGTTGCTGTGCTGTTAACTTGATCTGTGCCTTCTTCATGTTCGTAATAAATACTAGCTCCATATTTATTTGTAAGTCCTAATATGGCTGGAAATACAGGTGTAAGAGTATCATCATAATCCGTAGCGTATGGATTATCAAATACACTTTGATCTTGATATGTTGTTCTATCTAGAGACGATGTTGTCCAACAGTTTTCAGAATAATTATAAGTTACACATCTATCAATTTGATCAGACCCTGCTTTTGGATAAAACCAGTTTACCTCTGTATATAAATTATTTGCACCGGCAAAAATAACATCTTTTGAATCAAAGTTTAATCCGAGATTATCTCCATCTGTACTAAATACAAAATCTTCTACAAGTGAAGGTAATGATTTTACTGTACCATCGAATACAAAAAAACCACCTTGAGCTCCCATCCAAAATACAGCACCATTAACAAAGGTCGCTGCATGTTGACTAACGCATCCACAATTAGTTCCGACTTGTCTGACAGAAAAAGTAAATGGTGGTCCTACGAATTGAATAACATAAGCAGCCAAATCTGTTAAAACAAATACATAATCTTTACCTTGAAGAGCTGCCCTTATTTCATTACCGGTATCTAATCTAAACGTACCTGCAGTGTTAGTAGCTGTAGGTGTGTATGTATTTAGATCTTCTTGATTAGAAAATCTTACAAACATAGGATCCTGTGTTGAAGTATCACCAATGGTTGTTTCAGTTCCAAAATGAAATAAATGTCTGTCTCGATCTGATACTAACGTAAATCTACTAGCTGTAGGATTGTTAGTGGTTTGAAAATTAGCTGTGGTTTGTGATGCTCTAAAATTTCTTGGTCCCGATACTCCAGCGTTCCATGTAAAAGTTTTACCATTAAATATTGTGGCAACAAGAACTTGACCATAATTATCAAGACTCCAGTTTCCTGGATCTAGAGTCACAGAACTTGTAGATCTAGCTGTGCCCCAAGTAGAGGCTCCCCATGTCGATGTGCTCCAACCATATCCTGTTGTTTGTGTTGTTGGTCCAACTTCAACGTAAGGATTGACGGTTGCAGATCCGGCTGCAGTCATACCTGATCCACCTTCTACTCGAGAAGCTGATATTGTAAATTTATCTATGTCTGGTGTAGTTAATATTTGATAAGCTTGTTCTAACTCTGCAGATGTAAAGTCAGATGCAGCTGTAACACTTACACTTGACAAAGTTACATATCGTCCTACAGATAAACCGTGCGATCCTTTATTTACAGTTATAGTGTTTGAATTGTTAACTGTTGTTAATGTGCATCCTGTTATNGCTGTATCTAAAGGAGTAATGTCATAAAAGTCATTACCATAATATAAAAATAGTCCTTGTGATGTTCCTATAGCTGTATATTTTTCACCTGCAAAACTTGAGAATGCAATTTGTGCTCTGGCTGCTCCAGGTAACGTTTTATTAGCAGCCGTTAATTGTAGCCAACCGCCTATTTTTTCAGGCAATCCATATCTAAATCTAACAAAATCACCATCTGTCCATTGACCCTCTGCCCCTGATTCAGTATCTTGTTTGTTAAAACCTGGCTTGAATTTTAATTTTTGTAACATATAATCTACTATAATATAGTTATGAATATAATGAAAGCGAGAATAGTTTGGTTTCCCGAAAAGCTATCATATATAAATTTTGATAGTTTACAAGACAAAATAGACTATGACCCCGATCATTTAAATACTGTGCGTGAATATATAGAGAAAGACGGATTATTATTTCCTGGTGTATTTAAAGATGAAGAAATTCACTGTGGACATTATCGATTTAAAATTGCAAAAGAAATGGGCTATGATGGTATTGAAGCCTACAAAGTGGACACTTTTGCAGAGGCCTTACATTTGACTCAATTTAGTGAATTGTGTTATAAGCATTACAAAGAATATAAAGAAAAAAATTATGTATGAATCATTATTAGAAGCTACAAAATTTCATGCAGTCAATCCAGAGCACTGGGTTGGAGAAGCATTAGCTGAATATAAACACGACATATTTAGTATAATTAAGGAAAATAATATTAAATCTATTTTAGATTATGGATGCGGTAAAGCAAAATTTCATCCTCTGTTGTTTAACAATATAAAACTTCCAGGATCTCCTATGGATATAAACATAACTCCATATGACCCTGCGGTTCCTCAATACTCTAATAAACCTAATAATAAATATGATTTAGTTTTATGTATAGATGTCATGGAACACATTCAAGAAGATAAAGTTGATGAAGTATTACAAGATATATTTAATTATAGTAACAGAGTATTTTTAACAATTACTTGTTATGAAGCTACACAAGTTTTAACTAATGGTAAAAACGCTCACTATACGATTAAAGAACCAGATTGGTGGAAAGAAAAACTTAAACCGTATGATGGTAGTTACGTTGTTATTTTTCAAACTAAAAGAGACAGAGGTGGTAAAACTATAAACAAAGAAGAATGGAAACCTAATGCTGAAACAATTAAAAAACTAGAAAAAAATCATAAAACATTAGATGAAAGTCAAAAAGAAAAAGCTCAATTATTGTAATGGATAAGACAGTTAATATAACTAATTTTATTGGTGTATATGATAATTACATCACGCAAGAAGAATGTAATAAAGCTATACAACTATACGAACAAGAAAATGAATTTAATCATACAATAAATAGAATAGGTTTTGAAAACTCATCTATTTTAAATAAACAAGATCAACAATTTTTTGCTACCTCTCAAAATATAAAAGTGTGGTGGGAGCGACTAAAATCAATGATGATAAACTATGATATAGCTTGGAATCATTATCTTAAAGTAACAGGTGCAAATGGTGCATATAATGATAACAAATTTTATTTTACAGATTTAAAAATACAAAAAACTTTACCAACAGAAGGATATCATGTTTGGCATATCGAACATGGTCAAGGGTATGCTAATGAACCTAGAGCTTTTGTTTTTTCTATATATTTAAATGATGTTAAAGAAGGAGGAGAAACTGAATTTTTACACTTCTCTAAACGAGTTCAACCAAAAGCAGGTAGAATAGTTATTTGGCCTGCAGGTTTTCCATACCTACATAGAGGTAATCCTCCCTTATCAGGTGAAAAATATATACTAACTTCTTGGATGTTATTAAGATAATCAAACTGAATTAGAAGAATAAGAAGAGGGTCTTGGACCTTTTACAGATTCTTCTTCGTCCCACACGTCCCAATCATACTGTAATTTTGCTAAATGAGCAGCATCAAATCTAGTAATGAAATCATTGAAGTCTCCTAAATTAGCTTCAGCATAAGTACAGTGAGGTGTAGTATCTCTGTGTTCTACTTCGTCATCTGGATTAGCGCATCCGTATTGAATAGCCCAAATGTTACTAAACTTAGCTTGGCTCCAAAAAGCATCATCGTCTATGTAGTGACCCATTGGTTCTGCTTCCATGTCGCCTGTTTTTTTAACAACGACTTTATCATCAAATATTACAGACCATGTTCCTTTACTTGCCATTTTTACTCCTAAGTTTTTATAATATAAATAATTGTTAAATATGGTTGTACAACTGAAGTTGAATCACCTGTGAAAGTTGCACTCATGTTGTGAGAGTGTCCATCACCTGATCCTGTGTTACCTGTACTACCGTTAATTGCTTCTGTCTTACCACTACCCGGACTTGCTTGAGGTCCTCTTACCGCTGTTCCGTGAGAGTGAGATGCAAGTTGTGCTGTTGTAATAGATGCGTTTGCTGTAGATCCACCGACGTTTCCAGTTGATTGAACTGTGTTCGCTCCACCAGTTGATGCTAAAGCTTTAGTTCCAGATTTACCCATCGCAACATTATCTTGTAAGTCTGGTAAACCAAAAGTTGTTGAACCATTACCTGCACCGTAAGTTGTACCTACAATTGCAAATAAAGCTGAATAAGTTGATCTTGATACGTTTGCACCATTACATTCTAAGAAACCTGATGGAATACTACTATCAGACCACGGTACAATAGTTGCCGTAGGAATTCCTTCGATACCTGTAAGATTTGATCCATTAAAATCGTATTTAGTTGCTTCGTAATTTGCCATATTCTATTTCTCCTTATATGTCCAACCTGTTGTAGCATCTCCTGAGTATACTAAACAGAAACCAGCACCTTGAGTATTTACCACTAAGTCTGCTGCTGCATTAGCTATATTAGAGCCTGCTCTTCCAACTGTCAAGGCATTAGAGTTAAAATCATAACCCTGATCTACAAATGAAACCTCATCCCCTGTAGATGGTGATGTAGGTAGCGTAATTGTTACCCCTCCACCACTTGTATTTACTAAAAGTTGAGCACCAGCTTGAACTGTTTCGGCTGCTGAAACTACTCTCCAGTTTCTTTGCTCAGACAATTTTACAACGTTTGTACCATCTGAATATAGTACATAGTTATTTCCTTCACATAATAATACACCTGTACCTGAAGATGTTTTAAAAGTTAAAGTGTTTCCTGCATGATCACACGCATTTTGTACGTTATAAACTTTTTCAATTCCGTCTGGAATAGATACTGTTCTGTTAGCTGCTAAAGTTCCTGTTAATTTAATAACATCATTTTTACCATTTGATA